ACCATTCTTTTTAGAATCCATGGCAAATTTTTTAGCTACTTCAGGCTTATTTGCGTATAAATATTTTCTTTGTTTTTCTGATTTAAAAGGCATTACTTAACCCACCTTTCAATTAATGAAATTTTTTCTTCTGCTTCGTTTATTTTATGTAATTGTTTGTCTATCTCCTCAAGATGTTGAGGATGTTCCCCAATCCCTACTGGATGTTTAAGATAAACATTAACTATTGCTATTCCTTCAGCAACTTGAGCTTCGTATCGTTTTTTAAGCGCTTCTAACATTTTCACCTCTTTTTTGCGTGCATAATGCACGTTGTCTTATTTTTTCTTAAATTTTCTATTTTTAAGTTTTTGTAAAAACTCTCTTTTCTTTTTTAACCCTAAAGTAGGTTTAACACTTTTAATAGCTGCAGTTCTTTTTCTCACTATTTTTTTCCTTTTTTCTTTTTAAAAGCATCTTTTCCAAGTTTATGTTTAAATAATTTTTTAACATCTTTAGATGCATTATATTTTACAGATCTACGTTTTGCCATTATTTTTTTCTTTTGGCAGCCATCTTTTTAAAAGTTTTAGCTAGAGCTTTAGCTCTACCTGTACATCCAGGTTTTGTAATTGGAGTACATTTTCCTTTAGTGCCTCTTTTTTTAATAGATTTATTAACTGATTGAATCCAAGTCTTATCTTTAGCTTTTTTAACCTTGCCACCTTTAGCATATTCGCTTCTAGCAGTCTTCCAAGGTTTAGCTGATGTTGAATCAAAGAATTGTGGCATTATCTTACAGCGACTCCGCCGCCTCTAGTAGCTTTGCCCATAGATTTAACGTGACCGCCTTTTTTCATAGCTTGTCCCATTCCTCTTTTAGCTAATCCACCGCCTCTTTTATTAATTTTACCAGATTCTTTTCCAGTTCTCATACCTAGAGATTCATCTTCTCTAGCTTTGTAACCTTGTTTTTTAACAGAGCCACCGCTAGCTTTAAGTTCTCTAACTATTCTTTTCTTTTCATCTCGAAGATTTCTTTTTCCTTTTCTAGTAAATCCTTTTTCAGCATCTACTCGGCCAAGTTCTTCAAGTCTGTTCATACGTCTTGTGTTTGCCATTATTTTTTCCTTTTTCCTTTGTCCATAGTTCTTACACTTGCGTAAGCTCTACGTCCCATTGATTTTTCCATGCCTTTAGATTCATCTCTTCTAGCTTTAAAGCTTTGAGATTTTTTGCCATTTCTAGCACCTAAAGATTCATCAAGTCTGTCGTTGTAGCCTTGTTTTTTTGTTTTCTTTACACTACCACCT